AAGCAGTAAAGGAAGCCTTGAGTGAGTTGGTCGGATACCGTCAGAAACAGGCAGCGTAAGAAGTTTCAGGAGCGCTTGCAGCAAGCGATGAGACGTGCGCTAAAGCCGCCCCCCAAGTTGACTATATCTGAATGGGCTGACCAATATCGCCAGTTATCCTCTGAAAGCTCTGCTGAAGCTGGGCGCTGGTCAACTAAACGTGCAGAATATCAGCGCGGCATGATGGACGCTGTTAGCAATCCCAAAGTTGAGACAGTTGTGCTTATGACTGCTGCACAGATCGGCAAGACTGAGATTATTAATAACATTGTTGGCTTTCATATACATCAAGAGCCTTGTCCTATGCTTGTTGTGCAGCCTACGCTCGAAATGGCGCAAACTTGGTCAAAAGACCGCTTGGCTCCTGCTATTCGAGACACGCCTGTTTTGCATGAGAAGATTGGTGATCCCAGATCAAGGGATGGCGGCAATACGACTTTGCACAAGGTTTTTACAGGCGGTCATGTTACGGCTGCTGGATCAAATAGCCCTGTTTCATTGGCGTCTAGGCCATGTCGACTGATCCTTTGCGATGAGGTTGACAGGTATCCTATATCTGCTGGGGCAGAAGGTGATCCCGTTTCATTGGCGCGTAAACGTGCGACAACTTTCTGGAACCGCAAGATTGTGCTTGTTAGCACTCCTACGGAAAAGGGTGCGTCACGCATTGAGCAAGCATATGAGGAAAGTGACCAGCGCAAGTTTTTCATAGAGTGCCATGACTGCAAGGAAATGCAGACACTTGAATGGGCGAATGTGCAGTGGTCGAATAATGATCCAAAGACAACGAAATATGTCTGCCCTCATTGCGGATCATGCTGGAATGATGCGGATAGATATAAAGCGATAAGGTATGGCGAATGGCGAAGTACAGCAGATGGAGATGGGAAAACAGCAGGATTTCATCTCTCCGCGCTTTATTCTCCTTGGACATCCTTAGAAGAAATCGTGCGAGATTTTATCGCGTCAAAGCGCGACCCAATGAGACTAAAGACATGGGTGAATACCACCCTTGGCGAAACTTGGGAGGATCAGGGCGAAAGTCTGGATGAATATGACTTAATGTCACGCAGAGAGGACTTTGGAGATGAATTGCCGGAAGATGTTCTTGTTTTGACTGCTGGCGTTGATATTCAGGATGATCGTGCTGCTGTGGAGATTGTCGGATGGGCTGAGGGTGAGCGCAGCTACAGCATTTTCTATGATGAGTTTTACGGTGATCCATCAACGCAAGACTTCTGGAATGTACTTGATACGGCTCTGTTGCAATCATTTAAGCATCCTTTGTCTGGCGATATGGTGATAAGGGCAAGCTGCGTGGACAGTGGTGGTCATTACACACAGCAGGTTTATAACTATTGCAGATCACGGGCGGGTCGCCGCATATTTGCCGTAAAGGGTATTGGCGGTGAGGGGAAGCCGATTGTCGGAAGGCCAACAAAAAACAACATAGGCAAGATTAATTTGTTTCCTGTTGGGACAGATACGGCAAAAGAGCTTATATTTGCGCGTTTAAAAATAGCTGAATTTGGCGCTGGATATTGCCATTTTAGCACACAAAACTCTGATGAATATTTTCGTATGTTGACATCAGAAAAGAAGGTTACGCGCTATTTTAAAGGGCGTCCAAGGCGTGAGTGGATTAAGATCAGGCAGAGAAACGAAGCCCTTGATTGCAGAGTGTATGCAACCGCAGCATTTGGTATATTGAACATAAATATAGATGCTGTTGCAAAACAAGCCCAAAATAGGGTACAATCTGACAAAATGCAGCCAAAACGTAGCCCTGCTTTGCCAAGGCGTAATTCGTTTGTTTACGGGTATAAATAAATATGGCTAATCTTTTTGACGCTGCGAATGCCCCAGAGGGCGAACCAACTGAAATAGTAGTTGGCGATTTTATCCAATGGAAAAAAGAGAAAATAGCCTCTGATTATCCCACTGCTACACATTCCGCTGAGTACGTTGCGCGAATAACTGGCGGTGGCGCAAATGAAATAAAGATGCCCGCGACAGAGGTGAGCGGTTATTACCTTTTTACAGTAGATAGCACAACTTCAGCCGATTTTGCTGCTGGCAGGTATCATTGGCAGCTAGAAATCACTCAGACATCATCAGGCAATAGACTTGTTGTTGAGCGTGGCGAATTTACAGCAATTGTTGATTTAGACGTAAATCAGTCTGATCCGCGCATTCATGCGGAAAAGATGGTGCCATTACTTGAGACAATACTAGAAGCCAAGGCTGCTGGTGGTGATGTATCGTCTTACAGTATCGGCGGCAGATCAGCCAGCAAAATGACATTTGAGGAATTGTTTGAAATAAGAGATAGATACAAGGCTGAGCTGCACCAGCATCGCCAAGAAGAGCTTATTAAGCGCGGCAAGTCAACGTCAAACACAGTTAAGGTGAGGTTTATTTGATGGGGATTTTAGACATATTCACCCGACAGAAGAAACAACCCCGCCAACGTAATTATGCTGCTGCTGCTAAAGGGCGGCTTTTTGCAGATTTTATAGGGTCAAATAGAAGCGCAGACAGTGAAATACGCTGGGCGCTACGTGATATTCGCAATCGCAGCAGAGATTTAGAACGCAATAACGAATATATGCGGCGTTATTTGCAGCTTTTGCGTACAAATGTAGTGGGCGAAGGTGGGTATAACCTGCAAGTCAAGGCGCGTAATCCTGATAATAGCATGGATCGCGGTGGTGCAAATATTGTTGAGGGCGCTTGGAAAGAGTTCTCGCGTATTGGTGGGCCTACGGTAGATGGTCGCATGTCAATGATTGATTTGTGCAATCATATCATCACTGGCATGGCGCGTGATGGCGAAGTGTTCTTGCAGGTCGTAAAGGGTGCATATTTGCGTCACGGCATAGCCTTGCAGATTATAGAGCCAGATCGTGTTGACGAAGAAAAGAATGAGCTTGCAAAAAATGGCAACCAAATCCGCATGGGCGTTGAGCTAGACAAAAGAACAAAGCGTCCTGTGGCATATCATGTTCTGACGTATCATAAAGGTGATTACGACTATATGTTGCCAGCGAATGAGCGGAAGTACGAAATCATCCCTGCTGATGAGATGATGCACATATACCGCGTGGAGAGAGCGGGTCAAACGCGGGGCGTTCCTTGGTCTGCTGCTGCTATATCGTCATTAAAGATGCTTCATGGCTATCGTGAGGCTGAACTTGTCGCAGCTAGAACGGCTGCTGCGAAAATGGGTTTCTTCACTTCGCCAGCAGGGGATGGCTTTACGGCTGATGGCTTTGACGATCCAGATAATACCGTGCCAATCTTTGATGCGGAAGCTGGATCGTTCCATCAGTTGCCAGCGGGAGTAACCTTCCAAGCCTTTGATCCTACCCACCCAACATCTGCGTTTGCTGACTTTGAGAAAGCAATATTGCGAGGTATCGCTGGCGGTTTAGGCGTTAGTTATACATCTTTGGCAAACGATCTTGAAGGTACGAGCTATTCGTCAATTCGCCAAGGTGCATTGGAGGAGCGTGATTTTTATAAGACTTTACATAGGTTTATGATAGACCACTTCCTTGATCCGCTTTACCGTATGTGGCTTGAGCATGTTATAAACTTTAACTTTATCCCGATTTCTGGGCCACAGAAGTTTGCTAAGTTCAGCATGGACGTTTCTTGGCGTGGACGTGGTTTCCAGTGGGTTGACCCGCTCAAGGAGATTAATGCGGCTGTTGTTGGCTTGCAGAACGGCATTCTTAGTCATACCGATATTGCAGCGAATTATGGGCGTGATGCAGAAGAAACTTTTGCTCAGATCGAAAGAGATGGCGAAACAGCGGCGCAATTTGGCCTAACTATGGCTTATCAGCCATTTGGCGATAAACTACCTGTTCCAGCGGAGGGTCAAGATGCCTTACAAACCGACTGATGGAATGAAAGTAGAAGCGCAACGTGGTCTTGATTGGCGCAAAGAATATGGCAGGGGCGGAACGGAAGTTGGCATTGCCAGAGCAAGAGATATTGTTAATGGCAGGAACTTATCAGAGGATACTGTTAAGCGTATGTATTCTTTCTTCAGCCGCCATGAGGTTGATAAGGAAGCTGAAGGTTTTAGCCAAGGTGAAGATGGTTATCCGTCAAATGGGCGCATTGCATGGGCCTTATGGGGCGGTGATGCAGGGTTTTCATGGAGCCGCCAAATTGCAGAACGCCTAAAGAAAGAGGATCGTACTATGCAAGATGTAGATAAATCTGATACACTGTCCCCAGATATTGAGGATGAAACTATGACTGAAGAAGTTCGCGCAGAGCCAGATGAATTGAGCGTAGGTGATTTTGTTAACTGGGATAGCTCTGGTGGCGAAGCCTATGGCAAGATCGAACGCATTGAGCGTGACGGTTCCATTGATGTTCCTGATAGTGAATTTACGATCAACGGCGATGCAGATGACCCTGCCGCTTTGATTGAAGTGTACCGTCAGGGCGAAGATGGATATGAGGCTTCAGGCCAAATGGTCGGGCATCGCTTCTCTACTCTAACAAAAACAGCAGAGCGCGGATACAAGGATAAAGAGCGTTTTAGTCGTGAGAAGATGAAAACGCGCGGCATGATGTTTGACAATAAGATCGTTGACGAAGAAAAGCGCACAGTAAGAATTGCTGTTTCAAGCGAGGAACCTGTCGAGCGCAGCTTTGGCAATGAAATATTAGATCACAATGAGCGCAGCATTGATCTTAGCTTTGCGCGTTCTGGCACTATGCCTTTGCTCTTGGACCACGATCCACGCCAGCAAATTGGTGTAGTAGAGGATGTTAATCTTGATGGCTCGGCGCGGAGATTACGTGCGACAGTGCGTTTCGGAAGGAATGGACTTGCCAAAGAGGTTTTCGATGATGTTGTGGATGGTATCAGACGCAACATTTCTGTTGGCTATCATGTCAACTCTATGGTCGAGGAAGGCGCGAATAGCTACCGCGTTGATAATTGGCTACCAATGGAAGTTTCGGTTGTAAGCATACCCGCAGACAGGACAGTCGGGGTAGGCCGTGCAGCAGAGCAACCACCCGCCCAACCTATTGTTCAATCAAAAACTATGGAGACTACGATGACTGAGGAAGTTAAAGTAGACGTGGAAGCGGTACGCGCTGATGCAGCACGAGCCGCAGCCAAAGACACTGCCGAAATGTATCGCTTGGCAGCAAAACACAACAAGCGTGAAATGGCAGACAAAGCAGTTGCAGACGGACGTTCACTCGCAGAGTTTCGCGGTGAATTGCTTGAAGCAATTGGAAACCAGCCACTTGATACGCAAGAAATCGGCTTGACCAAGAAAGAAGTTCGTAACTTCTCTCTTATGAAGGCAATTCGTGCGATGGCAAACCCAACAGACCGCAATGCACAAGCAGAAGCAGCATTCGAGTTTGAAGCATCACAAGAAGCAGCGAAGCGTTCTGGCATTGACCCAAGAGGTTTGTACCTGCCAATGGACGTTATGCGTTCATGGAACCAGCGTGACCTGAACACATCAGATGACAGTGCAATGGTTGCAGAAGCGTATCGCGGTGGTGATTTCATCGACGTTCTGCGCAACGCATCATCTGTGATGCAAGCTGGCGCGACGATGTTGACTGGTCTGCAAGGTGACGTGAAAATCCCTAAAAAGACTGCTGCTTCATCTGCTGGCTGGATCGCAAGCGAAGGTGGAGCATCTTCTGAAAGTGAGCCAACATTCGGTCAGGTCACAATGTCGCCAAAAACAATCGGTGCATTCACTGACATCACTCGCTTGATGATGATGCAATCTTCACTGGACATCGAAAACCTTGTTCGCAATGACCTGTCAACAGGTATTGCCTTGGCAATTGATGACGGTGCGCTGGAAGGCTCTGGTTCTTCAGGCCAGCCAACTGGTATCAAGAATACATCTGGCATCAACGCTCCAACTTCATTTGCAGGAGTTAATCCAACATTTGCAGAAGTTGTTGCAATGGAAACAGCAGTAGCGGAAGATAACGCGCTTCTGGGCAACCTTGCATACATCCTGAATGCTTCAATGGCTGGTGCGTTGAAAACAACTGTAAAAGACGCTGGTTCAGGCCAGTTCGTATTGCAGGGTGGCGAGATGAACGGATACCGCGCAATCGTATCTAATCAAGTAACAGCGGGTGACTTGTACTTTGGTAACTTCGCAGACTGCTTGATTGGTATGTACGGTGGCTTGGACATCACAGTTGATCCTTACACTGCATCAACATCTGGTACAGTTCGCATCGTTGCACTACAAACTGTTGACGTGGCAGTTCGCCACGCAGTCAGCTTTGCAGTCAACAATGATGGCGCATAATGCTAACTTGGG